CAAGTAATCTCATCTTCTCTTCGTTACGTTGGATAACTTCTGTTGCTGTCATCTGTGGACCTTGTTGCATCATAAGTTGATTAACATAGAACACAGCTCTAATACTGTCTCTTCTTTGCTCTTCCATATTTAAACCTAGTGGATTGTTTGCACCAATGTTTAATGGTTCTATTCTATCTCTTGTACCACTTCTGTAAAAATTTAGTCCACCCGGTACAGTTCTTACAGGAAGTAAGAAGCCATCATCCGGAACTAATAGTGGTGGATCAACTTGTTTCTGTGCAGCTTTGATTGTAGTCTTTGACATTTCATTTAACATCTTAACATCAGGCAATGCTGTCATTGCAGGTGATCTTCCATAAATTTCATTTGATGCTTTTAAATATCTAGGTACTACGAAAGGGAACTCTCTAAATCCACTAATAGATAATTCATTTGCATTTTTAAATTCTAAATAAACAGATTCAAATGGCATATTAGATTTATCTTTTTTCTTTGGATTAAAATCTGATCTTGGATAAACTGCGTGTAGTATTTCTACTTCTTGGTATGGATCTTTTTTAAATATACCTTTAATGTCTGTTGATGTTGCATCACCAAACTTTTGCATTGCAGCTCTAGCACTTATTTTAAATCTTCTAAAGATTGTATCTATTCTGCCTTTATCATTCTCTGCAATAAAAACTTCGTTAATATGTCTTGTTGAAAATTTTATAATATCATCATCATCTTCTTCAATAAACATTGCTGCTGTACCAAATGTAATTAGGTCATGATACAATTCAAAAATTTCTTGTTGAAAGTTTGATCTATTAAATGCTGTATACATTGCATCTGTAGATGCTTCTAACCAAAGTTTTGCTTCATCTTCATTATCAATTTCTGTATCTTTAAATCTTAAAGTAAACCAAGGTGTTGATGGATTAGTTAGCATACCATGTAATGATGCTGCTAATAATTCTACTGCTTGTATAGGTGAAGAATCAAAAACTTGTTCCATTCTTTTATCACCTCTAGCTCTTTGTTTAGTAACATCTGCTTTTCTTGGTTGCATATAATCTGCAACTTCCTGCCAATGCGTTTCCCAATTTTGTCTTTGACCTTCTAGTCTTTCGTATCTGGATAATATTCCTTTTGATAAATCTGTTCTTGCCATTATGATCCTAATAAACTTTTCTTACCTAATGTTAAACCTTCATCTACACCTTTAGAGCTTGTTAAAATTGTAGCTGATCTTCCTTTTGCTTTTGTTTTTTTCTTTCTTAAAAGAATTGAATCTTCTTCACTTGTAGCATTTACTGCTTCTGATTGTGAAACTTCTGCAGCTGTTGGTGCAACAGAAACTATTTTTCCGCCAATATTTTTTTTAATCATAGAAGATTCATTATTATTATTACCTATAGAATTTCCATAAGCATCAGTTTTTCCTGCTTGTCTGCTAGACATATAATCGCCATAGATACTTTCTTGTTGACTTACACTCATACTCATAAAATCAGATTTAGAAGTACCTTTAAAATTTTTAGATCCTAAAACTTTATCTGTAAAAAAATCTCTATTTACTCTTGATCCAGCTTGTAATGGTTTTGATAATACTGTTCCAAGAACATTGATAGCAATAGATGGAGTTTTAATTCCTTTTTTTATTTTATTTGCTCCACGATCTCTAAAATTACTATCTACAATTTCTTGATTTGTTTTTGTTAGTTTTGATTTTTGTGTATTTGCAAAACCTGCATCTGATCCACTTGCTCCACCTGCACCCATAATTATTCTCCAAATCCAGATTTAGTTTCTGACTTTCTATCTGAAAATACTTTATCTGATTTTGTTTCTGATATTCTTTTTATTTTTATTTGTTTAACTTCGTTTTCAAAAGTAATGTCATTACCATGATCTATAGCTTTGTCGTAAGTTCTTTTTTCTTTTTCTACTGTTGGTTTTTTTTTAAATATCTTTTTAATTTTATCAAACATTATGATCCTAACAAAGTTTTGTTTTCTGTTTCTGCTTCTTCCTCAACACCTAATGGTGAAGTTAAAATTGTAGACTTACGACCTCTTCTTTTTCTAGCAATCTCTCTTTGCTCTGCTGCAATCGCATCTTTTTCTTCTTGCGATAACTCGCTTGATGGCGGTGGTGGTGCAGGTTGAACTGGTGGCAGCGGTGGCATTTTTGGTTTTAGAAATCCCATAATTATTTATTTAATATGCTTGTTTTTTTTTTCTGTTGTATTAGAGATTTAGGTAAAAATCTTAAAATAATTTTATCATCACCTTTATACTTGTTTTTTTCTTTAAAATTTCTTCCATATTTATAATTATCAATAATTCTTGAATATTTACTTGCTTCACCAACAGAAAGATTATAAGTTTTTTTTATCACTTTTAATGTTGTGTCCATTTCATTTGATCTTATTTGATTCATTGAGAGTGTTTTTTTTGTTTCCATAATAATCCTATATAATTCTATAACTATTATCTGCTATACTTTGTGGAGCAGTTTGTCTAGTATTAATTTCTTGTAGTCCAACTGCTAGGTAACGCATTGCATCACAAGCATGAGAACTCCAATCGTGTACAGGCTTTGATCTAAACATTCTATTTTTATCAATATACTTCCTGTGGTAATGTCTTAACGCATCTATTAACTTTTTGCAATGGTCAGTATCAATATAACATCTAGGTAAGATCATTGTAGTTGCGTGTATGCCATCCTCTAGTGGAATTTTTGGAACGACTTTAAACCTTAATCCTAATTGGGTGGCGACCTCTCTCCGAGTTTTGCCATTGCCAAACTCTGTAACTTCAATGTCGTGTGGTGCAAAGTGATCTTTGTAGACATACTCTTTCTGATCAATCATCTTAATGTAGTATGGTAAACCTTGACCTTTCTCTTCGTGGTAATCTATTATATTAATGCTTCTACCTAACTGCTGATAGAATATTATACTACTGTGGTCGGAGACCCCAAGATCCCATGCTGTAGATACTGGTAAGGCAGGATCGTATGGAACTCTTGTAAGCTGTTTATCATCATCTAGTTTTGCAATCACATCTCCATATACTGCACCTTCAATGTTAGCAATCCAATCACATTCAAACTCTTGGTTATACTTCTTCTCACCCATTACTTCTTTTGCCTTGACCAACTCATCATTGTCTACGATCTTGGTATCTGATGCTTTTGCTTTGTAGTTAAACCAATCTTCCGCACCTTGTGCGTGTTGGTACAACTCATAAAAGTTATTGTTCATTCCCATTGGTGTGCCAATAAACACACAGTAGCCTTTACGATCTGATAATGCGGGTCTAATTATTTCTGGAAACAATTTACTGTTTACGTTTGCGTACTCATCAATGACACATCCATCAAGGTATATACCTCTTAACCCATCTGGAGATTCCGAGCCTAGCAAGGTGATACGAGAGCCATTAGGTAGGTCTACACGTAGTTCTGTTTCGTTAAATTTAGTGTGAGGTATCTTTGCTGTAAACTGTTTCATGTAATCCCATGCAATAGACTTTGCTTGTTTAAAGGTGGGTGCAATGTAGGCAAACCTAGGGTTCTTTAGTTTGGACAGTAGTGCTGACCTAATTAGGTGATTGATCATGCAAACTGTTTTGCCGAATCTTCTATGGCATACAAGTACATTCCATCTGTGTTTATCTATCTGTCTGTGCAAGTGAGCTTGATGCTTCCTTGGTGTGTAAGGTATTTTAATATCCATATTTAGTGTATCATGTCGGATTTTGTACCAGATACAGGTTGGTAATCAAAACCCATATTGAGCATAGCATAGCTGATAAATAGATCGGCTGCTAGTTTATTGGGAAAGCCATAAAACTTTAATATAACATTGTTTGAGCCTTCTTCTATGTAAGCAACTGAATCTAAATCGTCTGCACTAAAGTAATCCATATACTACATCTAGTGCATTTTAAAAAAAATAAAACAGAAAAGATGTATGTGTATAAAGGTGTGGGTGGCTGTAAGGGTGTCCTACAGTCCGGTGTATATATAGAAAGAAACCTGCGGTAAAAATATGGGGTATACCCCCTATCTAAAAAACAAAAACATAGACAATACTAGGTAAAATATATCTTAATTAGATTAGCGATAAATAAAAGTTACCGGTAATAAAGCATTTAATTAAATAAATTGTTGTCGATTGTTATGACGTGAGAAAAAAATCGGTTGCTGTTTATAAATGGATACCAACTTTTATACACCTAACACATTACATTAAATCATTCTAAACTGTAAATATACAACACTTGTTGCAATATTATCACACTAATAATAATTAAATCTTTTTTGTATATGCCTTATTCATGCCTTATTATTATATTATCTTTAATTATGTTTAAAACAAATCAACCAAAGGAAACAATGAAAGCAGATATATTATTTAGAATACTAATGATACTAACGGGTTTTATATTAGCAATGTTAGGTGCAATAACTTTCTTACACGCAGGGGATCATAAAGTATTGGGTCTTTTAATTAGCTTTGCGGGTGTAATGTCATTGTTTTTAGCATTACCAGACAATGCCTAAATTAAGACACAAATATAACTATAATAAAAACAACTAACCAAAGGAAACAAATGAAAGTAAAAAACATAGAAAGCAATAATGGAAATAAAATAGCCAATCAATTTGTTATTACTGATGATAATGGTAATGAGTTTTTTCAATCTTACAATTCAATGATTGTAAAAAAACAATATACAAATGATTTTGCTAACTGTGTTAATGATGATCAGGGTCTTAAAATATATCTTGATCAAAAATATTGGAACTATAGCAACACTACCGGCAAATATAGAAATATATTTCTTAATGAAACTATAAAAGATACACGAGCCAAAATTAAAAATGGTACTTATATCTTAACAGACTTAAACAAATAGAAAGCGAGGAATAAATATGAATGATGATAGTAGCTATAATAAATTAAATAAAACAATAAAAGACTTTAATGATTATTTGGCAAAAATAAAAAAAGAGGTTGATCTAAATGACCACAGTTTAGCCATACATTATGATTATGATATTGTACCTTTGCCAGATGATATAATTGACAAAGCTAACAGAGAGGAAAAATAAAATGGACAGCAAACAAATAAGAAAAATAGTATCAAGTTTATATTGGGGTTTAAAACAAGATTATGAACAGATTGATGAAAAAGATTTGTTTTATGATGTTGGTATGATTGTAGGTTATTGTCAATCAATCAATAAACCAAAGCTATCAAGCAAAATGTATGATAAATTTATGCCAGAATAATGAATAAACAATTACAACAAAGGGAAAAATAAAATGACAAAAGAAGAAGAAATAAAACAACAAATATATGAAATAGAAAGTCAATATCCAAACTTGCATATTGATTTACATAGAGATCAATTCAAAAGTGGTGATGTTAAAAAACTATTTGAATTATATAAAAAACTAAACAAAAGGGAAAAATAAAATGAGAGATCACAGCGAATATATAGATGATTATTGTAGAGATAACTATGGTCATTCAAATTGGGGATATTTAGATACCTACACAAAAGAAGAGTTAAAAAAAGCAGATCACGATATAGAAAATAATATTGTTTTTTGGCATGATGATTGTGAGGAAGATGAATAAACAACTACAACAAAAACAAAATTTAAAAGAACTTATGAGATTAACACTTATAAATATTTTAAATGCTAAAGGTCTTTATTATCGGAAGTATCAATTACAGTATCAGCAGAAACGTCAATCATATCCGATTGATTATCTTCCCAAGATATAGATATTTTTGAATCTGTTTTAACATTTTGTACCTTATTATCTGAATATAAGTCTGTCAGTTTGTTAGCAAGGAAAGTTATAAACTTTGTCTTTTCCCTTATCCATAGTATCTGATTAGGGTTTTCTATTTCTTGATATTGAAAGACTTGCAACAGTTTATCTATTAAAGTTTGAACACCATTTTTACGAGCTTCAGTTATTCTCTCGTTCAGTTCTGGATTTTTTTTTAAGAAATGATAAAATTTCATCAAGCTGAACTCGTATTGTTTTTCCTCTAGTATTTCGGTAAGAGTTAAACCTCTCGTTAGTTTTTCGCAAATTGTATCTGCTTGGCTCGTTGTTATCAATTCTGACTTTGACTTGGTTGTAATAGTATTCTTTGAGCTGTTCATCTGTGTACTTCCTAAATTGTTGTAGTTTGCTTAATTGTTTGATCCTTGTTTCATCTGTATATTTAGCTTTTCTAAACCCTTTAACATTTTGATAGCCATGATATTTACAGTAATACGTACCATTTGCAAGTTCATAACCTTTCATTCTACATGGTATTAGTTTTCCCTCACGTCTACCGGCACGAGTAAAGCCTTGACAGAATACCTTACGCATTGGTCTACCTACCATATTACTTTTTAGGTCTTCCTTTATAATCAAGATTATTACGTTTATTGAACGCAACCTTTTCCCTATATCTTGGGTTACTATTTTTTTTAATCTTGGTTAATTCATTAATTATTTTTTGAGGATGTACATAGGTTGCCTTACTTTCACGATCTAGTTCAGCTTTTTTCTCTTTAGCTAACTTTACATAGTATGGGTTATTAGTATCTAAATTAAGTTCTGACAGGGGGAGCTTTGATAAGTTTAGTATTAAACTATCCATATCACCTCTATTATCTCTAATAATATTTTCTATATTTAATGTATTAATGTCTTCTACTAATACTGCTCTTTTATATACATTAGAGTGATCAATTTTATACTTCTTATTTTTATTATTGTATATAATTGAGCTATCTGATTCAGTTTTAATAAATAATTGGTTGATTTTATAGGTTTTACCAGATCTACCACGTACAGTTGATATAACGTGCAATTTTTCCAGAGTATCAAGGGTACGTCTGACAGTTATACGTGATAATTTAGTTTCTTTTACAACAGTAGAATAACGCAGACCACACTCATAGTTATTCTTTTTCCATGCGTGTTTCATTAAAGATAAATAGCAGTTCAAACAATTAGATTTTTTAGTACCACTTAATTTATCAAGGTGTCCATACAGTTTGTAGGTGATGTGCAAAAAGGCTCGGCTATTGTTCATTCTTACATTCTTTCCTATGATTTTGTTGTAGGTCTAGCAAGATGGCAACCCATTGATCTTCATTCATTAACTCAAAGTCTGTCGGAGAGCTTGTTATTCGCTTGATCCGGAAAGTTAGGGTAGTTGGGGTCAAATTCTTATAGAATACTAAAAAACAGGGTATATTTAAGCGACTAGCGACTATCTTTGACAGGGTTGTAGCCTTATATTTCTGTCCTTTATCATAACACGTCTCAATTATAGCTAAAGGTTCGTAGCAACGTGGACAGCACTCAATACTGTCAATATCAATCATGGCAATGCCATCATATTTTCTATGCCAATCGTTATAACTTCCATTACTGAAAGCATAAGTTTGTCTAGCCATAAATTATTTATTTTTAATTATAATTATTTCGTTATTCTTTTGTTCTAATTCTAGTTCCAATGATTTTATAATACTAGCTTGTTTCTGTATAAACAATTTATGTCTTTCAATTTCGGATTGACATTTTTTTAGTTCCTCTGGACAACCTACTTCATCAAACATTTTTTCATTGGTCATTTTTTTTTCTCCTTTTTATTAGTATATACTTCATACCAAGCCTTACAATTATCACACTCATACATACTAATTATTTCATGTTCTGAATCTTCATTAACATCTTCGGCATCATAATCATTATTCCATCTAACTTCGGTGTCGCAATAAAAACATTTCATTTCAATACCTCAATCTTTTTAACAACTGATCTAGGATATACAGTTACAGTACCAACAGAAAGTTTATCACCATCATAATTAAATGATGTAAATATTTTTACTGTCTTTGTATCTTTAGAAAATAAGTAACCTATATCTTCGCACCATTGAAAAGTTAATTTTTCAACATCTTCTAAACTATCAAACCAACTAGCATCTGTTATAATATCTTGCCAAATAATTTTTACTCTTTTGTATTTAAATTTTGGTTTTCCACCAGCTTTCATATAGATCCTTTATGCTTACTTTATTTTTAGTGACTTCTATAATTTTCTTTACCATTTCTGGATCTGGAAAACGTTTTACCTTTGCAGTTAAGCACCATCTTTGAACAGATGTGCCGGGATTTTGTACTCCCTGTATGCCAAGCTCTAACCCAAAATTATAATAGGATAGACCTTTGTCTTTTCTGTATTCTTCAAGTGTCATATTTCCTTTCTTGATTGCTCTAATTTGTATGTATATATATCATATTTAATCCTTTACAAGTAAATTAATTAGTGTATATAATGTGGAAAAAAAGGAACTTATGAAAAAAGAAAAAATCAAAACTAAAGTAAGATATTTAGGTAAATCAGATAGAATTGTAGGAAAACATTTTGATTACCCTATAACAAAAAAAAATGAAGAACTAATAGAAGACGCATTTTCAATATTTAATGGTGGTAAAGGTTTAGACCATTGGTCCTACTCATCAACGTCATCACCTATGGCAAAGAACTTAATTAATTATTCTTTTCCACAAGATGTCAGAAGAACTTTCGCATTTAGATATAAAGCTAACTTTGGCAATCTAGTTAATAACACAGTACAAAAATTAATTGGACATGAGATTTGGAAAACATCTACCATGAAAGAACCTAAATGGGATAGAGAGTTTAATAAAATTTTTCAAACAGAACTCGGCATGATAAACGAAAAACCACCGGTAGACAACAAAGATAAATTTGCCAGAGAAAAAATGGTTGAGTATGCGATTGATTGTATAGGTGTTACAGAAAAAGTTGTTAAAGATATTGTTAAAGATGACAACTTAATTTGTGAGTATCATGTAAGAAAAAAAGAAATGACAATGATAAAAGATATTTTAGGTAAGGTAGATTATCTTACAGATAAAGTATTTATAGAATTAAAAACAAAGCCACCCAATATTAGAAAGGTTAAGAACAAGGAAGAGTGGACAATGAGTAGTCAAGCATTGCCAACTGAACCTACAACAGATAACCTTACACAGACTTCGTTCTACTATATGTGTACCAAGAAGATACCTTACCTAGTTTATACTAATGATAAGGAACATATTATTTTTGATCAGACACATGAGTTAATGAAGAAAGACCATCTGGAATTTCTTTACTATAAAATGGTTGATAAGATTTTACTTTGGGAACGTATGATTATGTTCTGCAAAGGAAGTCTATCTGAACTTGCACAAATGTGTGAGCCACCAGATATATATCATCCTTTTTATTATAAGGATCTAGCACCAGAACAAGAAAAACTCATAACTAATTTATGGGGAATTAAACAACAACAATAACAAAAAAAGGAGAACTATGTCTTGGTTAATATTAAAAACAAAAGTAATCGGAACTTATACTTTTATTTACGCACAAAAAGTATGGGGTCTATTACCATTTTAAATAACAAAAAAAACAAAAGGAAACAATGAAAAGAAATATATATCAAAAACTACATGATGCCTGTTTAAGTGCAAAAAATGTTATAAAGGGAGACAAAGTAAATGGAATGCATTTTAGACCTCTCCTACACGATAAAGTTCAAGAAGTAGCAACACAAGCTCTTTTAGATAATAATTTATATGCGACCTGTAATTATCTGACAGAAATTGTACCCAATTATAAAAAAGTAATGGTCGTATGTACCATGCGAGTTTATGATGTTGATGATCCAACCCAACATATACTTGTTGATGGTTGCTCATCATTTGGAGATATTAGTATGTTTGGAACAGGTAATGCTATGTCATACTCAAGAAAGTATGCGTTCCTAAATTTACTAAATCTTAAAACTGGTATCAAAGATGAGGATGGCTACAATGCTGTTCCGTTTGACCAAAATTCTGTAGAGCAATCTATAGAAGAACCTACTTATACTGATGATAGTATTGAAGTAGAAGATATAAAGAATGAGATTAAGTCAGCTAAAAATATGAAAGAGTTTAATATTTTAGCAGAGAAATATTCTGATCACATTCAATATCTAATAAAAAACAACACTAAAGTTTATCAACAAATAAAAGATGTTGCTGATACTAGAGAGTTGCAATTAAACAAGGGTCAGTAAAAGCTGACAATAACAAAGGAGTAAACATGAGTGAAGATATAGTATGGTGTAATTTGGTTAGAAACCAAAACAAGAACGCAGAGAACCAGCCGGATTGGGTAGCACCACCAAACCTAAAAGCACCAGAGGGTAAGAAATGGACCATAGGTGTTAAGATAGGAGACGTTTGGCACAATCAAGCTGGATGGAATGAGTTAGATGAACAAGGTAATATTACCGGTATCACAATTAAAATGACACCACCTAGTTCTAATGATGATAAACCTTCAGCACCACAAAATAAGGGGTTTCAAAGTAAACCTACTTATGCTAGTAAACAATCATACAAGTTTTAATTAATTTGTATTTTAGTCTTGGGGGAGTTTTTCTTTCTAGTTCCCTTTCGGTAGTTTTCTTCCCCGAGACCCTCAACTTATATGGATAAGAAAATAACAGACATAGACCAAGAGATAGAGAAAAAGATTATTAATGATCGCCAAAAAGATTATGGTAATTATCAAGAGAACTTTATTATGTTAGCTGAAATGTTTACGATTGTCTTGGCAGACAATTTAAAAAAAAGAATTAAGCCACATCAAGTAGGTCAATTAATGATGGCACTAAAGCTATATAGATCAACACGAAATTTTAAATCCGATAATTATACTGATTTAAGTATATATAACAAGATGACTAAAGAGATACACAAAAAAGAGGTTGCCAAAAAGGATAAAGTATGACAAAAGTTAAGAGAATTATTAATGGTGAGTGTCATTTTGAAATGACAGAACTATTTGATGATGTTGAGAAAGCTGCAAATGTGTCCAATAGTGGAGAACTTGTAGAATGTAAAATTGATAATTTGAGGATTGATTTTACAACAGTAAAAAAGGAGAAGGATGAACGAGATAAAAACTCGTCTGCAGAGGTACAGAGATCTTCAAGCGAAGAAACACGAAAAGTACCTAGAAGCGAAGCAGAAAGTCAATAAGTATCAAAAAGATTCTTATAGATTGCTTTGGAAGATAGAGCAGACAAAAGAACGATTAATGACATCTATTTAGTCATTAGTTAATTATTAAAAAAAACTGAAGGAAAACGTAGGGGATCTATGACTAAAAATAAAGTGTTTACAGAAATTAAACTTGCAATGAGAGCAGGACATTATCGTGATTTAACTTTTAAAGAAAAGAAAATATACAAGAACGCATTTAAGAATGGTTATAAGTTAGCCAAGATACATTGTAAAAAAAGAAGTCCAGAGTTTTATAAACCAAGAAGAATTATTGGTTATTCATTTGCCAAACCTAATTCAAGAATTATTGACAGTATTATTAATAGAGTTTGTGTTCGTTATGAGGTACACAAAAAAAGTTTAATGAGTAAAGTTAGAACACAAGATATAGTTAGAGCAAGAAACATTATTCACAACATCTTGTATGAAAAATATAACATGAACCTTACAGATATTGGTAGATATTTTGGACAAGATCATACTACAGTTTTACATTCAATAGAAATGAAAAAGGATAAGCGAAGATTTTGGGATGCTGGTCAAAGCATCTGGCAAGAGTTTACAGAATTAAAAGAAACTATTTTTTAAATCCAGACTTCATGTTTTTATAAGCCTTTGCAGATATTGTAGATTTCTTTTTTGTTCTTGAAGTACCAGCTTTTTTTCTTTTGTTTATATTATAGTACAAACCTTTTTTAGCCATAATTATTTTCCTTTTGTTGTTTTAATTTTAGCACACAATAGTTGTCAAAACAACTACCATCTTTACCATCATGGCAAAAATATTGTTTGTTAGCTGTGACTATCCAGCCACCAGCATCACTAATTAATTCTTTATTACACTCTTCACAGTACCCACACATAAAAGACTTTTCTGGTTTCTTCCAAGTTTTTCTTATCGGCACTTCCACCTACGTCTTGCTTGTCTTATTCTTGAGTTAGGATCGTTTCTTGTTTTAGCTGATGATCTTTTAAGTTGTCCAGCTGATCTTGCACAATAACTTTTTCTACGTTTAGCAGCTTTAGATCCCGGCTTAACTTTACCAGTTACTGCTGTTTTTAATTTTGATCCGGGATTAGCTCTTCTATATCTTGCAACACCTTTAGCTGTCATCCCAGCACCTTTTTTTGTAGGTCTATAATTTGCGTCTTTGCCTTTTGTTGTTTTTCTAATAGCCATAATTATTCTTTTATTATTTTTTTAATAGCTTTACTGCCATCAATATTTTCTTCTATTTCTGCTTCTACTTTACCACATTTATATTCTATATTATCATTTGCTCCACGTTCAGCAACACGTTTGCCTTTTAAACAATCTGACATTGCTGGTTGTATTCTGTGTTCAGTTAATTCTCCTGCTATAAACATACAAAGAGCTACAACAGATTCAATCATTAGTGTGTACCATTTCCATTTTGTCTTACCTTATCTTTTAAATGTTCAACATCAGCTAACGCTTTATCTAATTGATCTCTTAAAAATTGTATATTAACTTTATTCGTCATGTTTTGTTCTTGAGTTAATTCTAATTTTTCTGTTGTTTTATATAAATCTTCTATCAACATATATTGTTCTTGGTCTGTTGGAAGTTGTTCAGATTTTTTAAGTAAATCAGCTTGGAATAATTCTCTTGATGTCTCAAGGGATGTAAGTCTAGCAGTAACTTCTGTGTAAGCAAACACACCCATAGCAACAGCAATAACTATACCAATCATGTTTTTGATTGGCATACTTACTGATGTTTTATCTGATACTTTCATTTTTTTCCTTTCATGTAGTGATCTGAAGATTCATAATTCCATCTCTTACCATGATGACCTCTTATATCAGCATACCACATTCTTAATCTTACTATCCATTTACGTACAGGTCTAGGCATTTTTCTTCTTCTTCTTACATTTGCAACGTGGTGCAAATAACTTGTCTACTAATCCAATTAAATTATCTAGTTTTCCAAAAAAAGAATATAAAAATTTATCAATCATGTTGCTGGACCTCCACAGAGAGCCAACAAAGTCATCATTATTATAAGAACACCTGTAAAATAATAGTTCATCCTCTCTATCTCCATAGGTTATTCCTTATCAATAATTATATTATTAGAGCTATAACTAATAGCACACCAACAACGATAACTGCTTTTTTATGATCTTCCATATAATGTTTGATCATGTCTCTAATTTCATCAATCATATTTATCTCCTATGAATGTTCTAATATAAGATATTATCTACCCTGTCCACGATTTTTTGATTTACCTTTTTGTCTCTTCTTATGCTTATTCATAGAAGATAGTTTGGGTCGTCTACCTATACTTGTTTTTTTTGGTATTCTTACGTGAGGTTGATCTGCTATGTTGAACTTTACTCTTGCCATTTTTTCCTGTTTGTTGAGATAATAAACTTACTTTCTTATTATATTGCTGTGAGTATGATGTAGATATATTCTTCATTTATATTTTTTCTCCCATATTTCTTGTTGGCTTAATCCTACTTCATCTTGTTTTAATTTTAATCTGTGGTCTATTTTAGTTATATCTATCTCTTCTACTAAAGCATATCTGTAAATTTTAGTGTCAGAATTTTTCCATTGAAAATGTAAAAGGTATTTAGGTTGGTCATAGTTACTTAATAGACTAGGATCAAAAGCAGATATTGTCATTTTTTAAACTTTTTATTACTCAATAAATTAGTAACAGATATTCCATAGTTACCACCAACTACTATAAAAATTAAATATAAATATACTTCTGGAATGTTTTTTAGTTGTTCAAAGTAAAACTCTACTTTTTTTAACATAGTCATATCACCATAGAATGTAGCATAAGCTAGTATGCCAAGTGGTGCTAATATAAATGCACCCAATACTAAATCTAAAATTAGTGAGCCATTTCTTTTAGCTCTTTCGTTACCAGTTTGCATTTCTTGTAAAGCTATTTGATGCTTACGTTCACTTTTCTCTGCTCGTTTAGTCATAAAACTTCCTACAGCTTTAGACCCTATTTTAAATAATAAATTATATGGCAGCATATTAATCTTTAGTTTCTTCTTCTAACTTTTTAATTTTAGATAAAGCATCATCTAAATCTTTAGTGCAAAATTCTAGTTTTTGCAAACATCTTTTGTTAGCTGCATCTTTAGATTTACCTGCATCTTCAAGCTCTGCTATCTGACCTTTTAATATTCTAACTTGATCTTTATACTCATTAATAATGTCTAAAGAATTATCACTTTGCATATATTATTTTTACCTTTAGTTTGATTTGTTCTTTGGTTCTTCCTCTTAATATTAGTGAGCCAATTCTTTTTCTTCTATAGCCATCTTTGGCTGTATAGTCTGTTTTTCTATAATTTTTTGATTTAACATCATAACCAGTATACTCACCTGTAGACATATTTAAAGTAACAATATCCACAGGACCAAGACCTCCAAGTGGTGTAAATACAAGGATATTTGGGTCTTTTGCTAGTTCAATCTGTGCTTTCATTTCGCTTAATAGACCAGTAATTGCTTTCTTTCTTCTAGCCATAAAGACCTTAAAGTTAAAGTTTTTGAAATAATATAACTATAATTGTAAACATCCCACCTATAAGAGCTGACATAGCATAGTATAAGTGTTTCTTTATATCTTTAATTTCTGATTCTATGTTGTTAATTTTTTGATGAGTTTGCTTTTGCATGATACGACAAAGTTTTTCGTGTGATTCTATTTTTTGAAGTGCAATATTTTTAGGCATTAAATTGTATCTTCTAATTTACAACTGTATTGAGTTGATAATTGAAATTGATTTACTGTGTCATCATCTATAGCTTCTAAATATTTTATACTTGTATCTAAAGCTACTATCGCACAATCTTTCCAAGTGTCAAAAGTTTCTTGATATTTTACTGGGTCTTTACATTCTCCTACAGCAAATGAACATATAGACAACATCAGCACAAACTTCATTACTAGATGTTAAATGCGTCTTTCACTTCATCTACTGTTAGACCTAGATTTTGTAGTTTAGTTTTAGCAGACGATATTCTAGCTTTCTTGGCATCCTCTGCATCTTTTGCAGTTTGTGCGTCTATTACAGCTTGTGCTTCTTCAGCATCTCTAGCTGCTTCTTCTTCTGCTGTAAAAGGAACTATGTTCCCATTTATATTGTGATGTCTTGCCATAATTATTTATACTCCTTTGTTAAAATTTATGCAATACCATAAAGGCAAATATCTCCAGCATCTATGTTGCCAGAATCAAACTTAAATTGCACTCCATCAATAGCTGTTGTTGTATTACAATATCCTGCCATATAATTGTCTATTTCTCCAGGTGCTGCATTAGTATAATGATGAACATAATGAGATATATAATGCTTTACGAAAACAGTTGATGATGGGTTAAATAAATGTAAAAAACCAGAACCACTACTATCATTATCTGCAGAAGATTGAGGTTGACCTACACCTTGAAAAGCTGTTGATTGTGCTAAATCTAAAGCAGCCTCATATCCTAATCCAGAACCACTATCTGATTCAAAATGATATGCTCTATAACCAGCAGATGTTTTAACAGCATCATAAGCTGAACCACCATCTCTAAAATTTACTTGGAATGAATTTTCTGATGAACTATGAATATTATTAAAAGTAAATACATATTCCTTATAAGTATCATCTAGCACCACACCATCTGTACCATCAACAAAAGATAAAGTAGCAGAAGCACTAGCTGTTAGCTTTTTAATAAACGTCATGCTACCTAAAGAACTAATGCTACCAAAAGCAGTTGCGTTCTTTACACCTTGATTATTTAATTTAACAATACTCATTAGCTATCCTTAATTCCATAGAGTTTTACTGTTCCAGTAATATTTTGTGCAAGAGCTTCTATTCTAAATCCTGTTAAAGCAGAAGTAGTATTAAAATATCCTGCTGTGTAACAATCTGAACTTCCTGGATATTCACTCATACCATTTATTCTTGACATATAATGTTTAACAAATGTAGTTGAGCTTGGAGAAAATATTTTTATTTCTCCACTTCCAGAAGCATCTGCTCCAGTATCATAGCCACCTTTATTAATAATGGCTAAATAAGGATCAGCAGCTTGTGCATCATGATAACCTGCTGAATAAGTTAATCTTGCAACCGAACTGTCATCTTCAGAATGTTCTGCAACAAAAGTTGTGTTAGTAACAACAACATTAAAATTTGATCCATCTGTTGTTGTATTCCATTTTAAATTTGCACCACTTGCTGGTTTGCAATTAATTAATTTTATAACATAAATTGGATATGTACTATCAAATACAACATCTGAAGTTCCATGAATAAAAGTAATATTAGAAGCATTACTTGCTGTTACAGTTTTAATAAGTGTCATAGCTCCACTTGGTATTGAAGCAGCAGAGGTTACAGCACTTATGCTATTGTTGTTGTATTTAACTAATGCCATTTATGAAACTCCATAGAGTTTAATTTTTCCAGAATCAGTATTTCCAGAATTAGTTTTAAACTGAATTGCATCAATAGCTGATGTTGTATTAAAATACCCAGCACAATAAGTATTCATTGAATAATTTGAACCATTAACAAAATTAAAATTTGACATAAAATGTTTGACGTATGTAGTTGATGACAATCCAAAAAGCCAAAGTTCTCCACTTGTACTTTGATCGTTGTCGTTTCCATATTCTGCTAAAGTTTGAAAAGATGTTGATTGTGCTAAATCTTTTCCTGTTTGATATTCTAATGCTGCACCACTATTATCTTCTGCATGATATGCTCTAAAAAAAGTTGATGTTATAGTTACACCATAAGAACTGCCAGTATTTGTAGAACCTTGAAATTGAAATTCTGTATTATCAGTTGCTGGGTGAATATCATAAAACTTAAATACATAAGAATCATAAGTAGAATCTATCCCAGATGTAAAAGATATTGTAGATGAGCTTGATGCAGTTTGTGTAGAGATAAGGTTTAATGCTCCACCACTTAAACCACTTGGTTGAGTTGTGATTGCTGATAATGAATTATTATTTGCGAAGTTAAGAGCCATGTCTTACTCCAATGGTTTTGTTGGAAACTCTTTTGCGTTTACTTTTTCTACTGTATCTAATCCTGATGGCAAATCTCTTAATTGAGTTCTATAAGTTTTCCATTCATCACTCATAGTTACATCAGAGTTAGCCATCCAATCTGTTTCAACAAGAAGTTGATTTCTTTTTTCTCTTAATCTATCTAAAGCTCTTGTTGGTGCATTATTATCATGTGCGGTTATTGCATTATCATGAGCAGTTTGTTCAGATGATGTTAGATCAACTAATTCAGAACTGTTTGTTAAAGCATTATATATTAATTTTTTTGTCATATTATTTCCTATGATGGGTTTGTAATTCCATAACAAGCTATTTTGCAACTTGTTATATTGTTTGCAGACATTTGAAGTTTAAATCCTGTGTAAGCTACACCAGCAGATGAAACTCCAGCACCATAAACTATACCAGCTTCTTCATAGGCTTTTGATGATTTTAAAAACCAATTATAACTTGTAATACCAGCAGTTGTGTCCATAGGACTAAATATGTGAATAGTACCATTACAATTTTGTGAAGTTCCACTAGAAACATCATTAGAAATATTTGCATAAGCATGAGCAGAGTTAGTTCTCCAAGATTGTGCTCCATTAGCATAATAACCTTCGGCTGCGTATTTGTGAACTGATGTGGCATTACCACTACTATCAATAGGTATAAAATGCAGATTTGTACTAGCAGCAGCAAATATAAGAGATTCTATAGTAATCATATAATTTGTGTATGTACTATTAAAAGCATTTTGCAAAGTAATTGATGAAGCAGCAGAAGTTAAACTTGCTGTTGCTGTTTTAGTATAAAGACCACCAGCAGGTAAGTCTGCAAAAGTAGGAACTGCTCCTGCACCAGCACTTGTTAAAACTTGTCCAGAACTACCAGTAGCAACAGCTACAGGATTTCCAGATGTATCATAACTAATAATATTTCCATCTGTACCAGAAGCTAATTTTGCTAATGAAACTGTACGATCACTTGGTACACCTAAATCTAAAACTGATCCTAGTATATGAATAAAGTTTATAACATCACCAGTAACTAGGTTTGATGCAAAAGTAATTGTTGAACCAGATACAGTATAAGAACTTGTTGGTGCTTGTAGTACACCATTTAAAGATACTAGCATGTGGTTAGCAGTTTCTGGAGATACATTAACAGATGATACTTGCATAGTGTATGCAGCTTGACCATTGACTACTGATATAGCATCACAAACTTGAAAGTTTCCGACTGTTGGTTCTCTACCTATATATGCCATATTATAATGCCTCTATTTCAGCATCAGTTAAACCTAATGCTTTTAATTTGTTTTGTGCTGATGTTTTGTTATTAGCTTTTGTTGTTGCCGCATCTATCTCTGCTTGTTTTTCAATAGCAAATTGTGCTTCTTCATTATCTCTTGCAGTTTCTTCTGCTGCTGTGAATTGTACTCTTGTTCCATTTATATTATTATATCTTGGCATATTTTTATCCTATGTTATTCCATAAAGTTTGATGACAGCTGAAGTAATATTTCCACTAGCCATTTTTATAGAAACTCCAGTTATTGCTGCTTGACCACTTTTCCAAAAACCACCACCAACATTTGAATCAAGTGTGCCATCATTTACAGTATATACTGATTTCCAGCTAATATTTTTAAATAATGCTGTTTCAGATGGATTATATACTATTATTTCTCCACTAAAATTTTCTCCAGTAGCATTACCTATGTCGGATTTAGAAATTTTAAAAGCATTAGCACCAGAACTTTCATTTCCAGCTGCACCAGCACCAGAATTTCTAGTATTATTACCATAAGCATGATTAGTACCAGTTTGTACAGAACCCCCAATTATTACTTGCATATAAACACTTACACCATCAGTTGCTGATACTAAATTATTAACAGTAACTAAATATCTTGAATATGTACTATCCATTCCAGTAATTGCAGCTGTTGCATCATTATCTACAGTTGTTGTACTAATTAAAGTATGAGCACCACCACCAATTAAACTAGCATCTAATCTTTTTAAAACACCAGCATCACTAATTAAAAATTCATCTGTATCAGCTGGAGCTACTGCTAAAGCTGTTTGACCAGTAATAACTGCTGGATCAAGATCACTTGCAACAAGTGCTTTGTCTGCTGGTTTTTGTCCAATATAACTCAATTAAAACTCCTATGTAATTTCCATTACTGATAGTGTACCAGAAATTTTATCAGCTACAGAACAATCAATTTGTATTTTGTCTCCAGTTTCTAAAATAACTTTAGAGCCAGATAAAATCTCAAGTGAAGATCCACTAGGGATGCTTACATCTTTAACTAACATTGATGTACCATTTGCTACATTGTTAGCACCACCTCTATTTGATGTTGTAGAAACTAATTCTACTTCTGCTGTAATTGCAGTTGTATGTATGTTAGCAAGTATCAAGCCAAGAACTACAGTAGTTGTACTCCCTGCTGCTGTATACATAACATAAGGTGTACCTGCCGAAGCTGGTTCTGCTGCGAAGTTGATTGCCTTGAAAGTATTTGCCATTTATATCTCCTATTTTCTCCTTATATACTAGCCGAGTGCGATTGCAAGTGCTGTTGGATCATCAGTTACAGCTATCGTTACTGTATCTGTTGCACCACCAGTAGTCGTAATCCCAGCTCCTGCTGCTATTGTTACTGTGTTACCATTTGTTATTGTTTGACTAGAGCCACTTGTACCAGCTAATGTAAAGCTAGTCATCTCTCCATCTGAACCATCTGCTCCAGAATAACTAAAGTGTACCCCAACACCATCTGTATTAGAAAATGTACCACTTGATACTACGTGAGTTACTGGAACTTTTGTATATCCAGATGCGTCTGTAACAGCACCAGATACTTTGAATAAAGCATAAGTAGATGGTGTACCTTCTTTAGTTACAGTTACAATACCTCTAGCAGTAGTGTTTGTTACATCATCCCAAGATTGAACATAGGAAGTAATATCTGCACTAGCATCATCTGCGTCATCTACATATAAAATTGAAACACTTGATAGTGTACCATTGTTAAAAGCTATTTTACCTGCACCCGGATCAGCATCAGAAGTTGATGAACTCCAAGTCATTGCAAGTTGTGAGTTAGTTCCCGCAGCTCCAGTAGCACCTGTAGAACCAGTTGATCCTGTAGACCCTGTTGAACCTGTGTCGCCTTTATTACCAGACCTTGAAAAATGTACTGAAAGTTCGTCAGCAGCACTAAATGTGTTGTTACTTGCTACATGAGTAACTGCTAATTTTACATAACCAGAAGCATCTGTAGAAGCACCAGTTATATTGAATCTTGCATAAGTTGATCTATCGTTAATGTCGTAGATCATTAAGTTACCTCTAATAGTAGATGTTGAATCATCCCAAGTTAAAATATCTGTAGATACAGTTACTCCATTTTGATCAGCATCATCTATAAATATTACTGTAGCAGATGCGTATGTACCATTATTAAATGCTATCTCTCCAGCACCGGGGTCTGTATCAGACGTTCCTGTATCAAAATTGTATAAATATCCGGGTATTGCACCATCTTCACCAGAAGCTGTAAATGCAATAAATACTTTATCATCATTAGTAAAACTACCAGCACTATCAATATAAACTAAAGTTATTTTAGAATAACCAGTAGCATCTGTAATTGCACCACTAACTTTAAATACCATCCAAGTATCTAATGTGTTTGCTTTTGAAATTCTTATTCTACCTCTGTTAGTATCATTACCAGAAACATCATCCCAGCTTTGCACCCATGCTGCTACATCTGTACCATTGTATTCTAAATCATCTATGTACATTTCAGTTGCACTAGATATTGTTGCGTGGTTTAATCTAAATTTTCCTGCTCCGGGATCTGCATCTGCAGTTGTTGTTGAATATTGAAACATTGCACTATCTCCACCTGCCGGTAGAAAGTCTGCAACTGTTGTTAATACATTTCCTGTACTGTCAAAGCCTAATGCTTTAGATGCTCTACTTGTTGCATCATCTGTAAATTCTGGTGTTGTAATTGAGTTGGTTGCAGATACTTTAAATGATCTGTCTAGTTCCTCTTGCATCTGTTGAATAGTCATAGTTGCACGATCCAAACCCTCTTCGTGAGATTCCGCAGGGAATGGATCATTAGCGATATAATCTATCGCTTGAGTTTGCGGAACACCTCTTCTAATAACAACTGTTTCACCAGTTGCAGGAGTATTCCCAGATGTAAATGTAACATTACCACCTGACGCATCTCCAGCACCAGATACTGTATAGTGCGTGGTTAGAGTTTTGGTTGTTTCAGTTCCTGTAGAGGATCTGATAATTACTTGTAAATCTGTGTCTGCAAATATTTTAAATGTGTAGGCAAATTCAGTTGTACTGTCATTACCCGAATACGAATTTTTTACTGTTGTGCTTGATACTGTCATAACTAATTAAAACCTTTAAACAAAGTTGATGGTTTTGTAAATAAAAAATGTTGATTATAATCTTTTTCCATTCTATTTTCAATCCTTTCTAATATACCCGGTTTTATAGTCTCCATTATCTGATACCCTATCATATAGTCAAATGCACTCTTTATATAGAATAAATTATAAAAAGGTATCATTGCTGTTACAGCATCATAGGCTGATTTAGATGCTTTACTAAATTCTAATCTAGTTCCATGTTTAATAGCCATTAGAACATCTGCTGTCGTTACACCTATTGGTCCAACAAGTCCACCTAATAAAGCAAATTTATCTCTAACTTCATTAAATAATACATCACCATATATACCTAATCCACCACCTTGCAATAAAGCAGCCATTATTGTTTTAGGTTTAGTTATATCTCTTGGAGATCTACCTTTAAGTAAATCTTTTAATGTCATAGACATATATCCTAGCATTGCAGAAGTTACCATTAATGCTGACATACCTCTTATACCTCTGCCTATATCTCCTTGTTTTCTACCTTTAAAATAATCCATTTCTCTACCTAAAACTTTTTGTACAATAGAAATAGGAAATGCTTTAAATTGACCAAAAAATCTAATAGCTTCACCAAATCCAGTTCCTGCTAATTTACCTTGTGTCATAAAACCTTTTACTCTAGCATCTGGTTCTATAACTGCATAAATTGATCTATCTAATAATATTCCAGATACTGCTGCTTTAAATTTTTCTTTTTCTATTCTTATTTGTCTTTCTGTCATTTTTTCTAATCCTGTAATTTTTTTTACATCAGCATCAGAAATTTGATCTAACAAACCAATATTAATAAATTCTTTACCATCATCTGCTTTTTCCATTGCAGTTTTTCTTATGACATCCCATTTAGTAGGATTAATATCATACATTGTAAATAATTCTTGAAGTTGTTTGTTTAAATTTTTAAATTCTAAATTTTTTTGTCTAGCAAAATAATTTGCTAATCCTAACATTGCTCCTTCTTTTAAACTGTTGGTCCACCAAGAAAGTAAATTTAATTTAAAAAATGTTCTTTGAGCTTTAGTCCAACCTTTGTTTAAGTTATCACCAACTTGATGTCTTGCAGACATATCATAAATAGTATTATCATTTATAAAACCTAACATTTCTGCTATTTCTTTTTTTTGTTTTGTGTTTTTAATTCTACCTAAACTAGACAATGCTTCAAACATTCCACCTATAAATAATCTACCTTGATACCTTACCTCTGAACCATAAATACCAACATCAGCCAATGCAGAAATTGTTGCACCGCCTAGTCTTGCCATAGATGCTAAAGTTCTTAATATTGCTGAATATCTAGCAACACCAAAATTTTCTACAGTATAAATAGAGCCATCTATAATTTTCATATATTTATCTAATTTACGAAAATTTTTAATATCTCCAACATCTTTACCAGATTTTTTTAATCTATCATGTACTGCAAATCTAATTTTGTCCATATTTTCTTTAGGTTTTGTGCCTAAAGCATCTATTATTCCAAGGTTTCTTCCTGCAGTTTGTAAACCAGAAAAAAAAGATTCTTTTAAATTACCGACACCAAATTTATCATTATAATCAAACCAATCATCTGCTGTTTTAAAATGTAATACTCTTTTAAATTTAGAACCTTTTGCTACATCTTGTGATGTTCTTGTACCATAAGAATTAGATACACCATCTGCAATTAAATATTTATTACCTACTAAAGAATTATAAACATCTATCATAAATTCATCAATATTATCTGTATTTGCAAAAGTTCTATCAGTATCTAATTTTTCCATTACAAAATTTTTCCATGCTAAAAAATTTTTATTGTAATTTATATCTTTTTTTAATTTTAAAGATGGATCAGTTTCAATATTTTTTATACCTAAAATAGCTGCAGCATTTCTAATACTTGATGGATCGTGTGATTGTTTTACAATATATCCCCATAGCTTTTGAATATTAGCTCCTCTATCATTTAATTTTTGTCTAATCATTTCAGAATAACTTTCCATAACTTCTGCTAATTTTATAATATCTGGATTAGTTTCTGTTACTGGAGGTTTTATTCCGGATCTTTTTTCTATCTCTGTTCGTTCTGCACTTAACTCGTACATAGTTCTTGTAACTCTTCTTTGTACTTCAGCTTCTGATATTCCGTCTAAACCTTTATCAAATAAATCATCCACACCAGCAGCTCTTAATTTAGCATTGAATCCAGATATTAATTGATTAACAGTTGCGTTTTGTTGTACAGCAGCAGATGATCTTGCAGCTACAACTCTATTGTTAGAACCTACCATTATTGCAGTTAAACCTTCTAATGGATTATCTTGAAATTCAGTTAATACTAATTCTGTTAATCTTCTAACTTTAATTTCATTTTCTATAGCATTTCTTTTGTTAATTTTTTTTTGTAATTTAATTTGTTCTGATACATCTTTAGCAACAGCATCTACATTGACTTCATCAATGTTACTTAATTTTTTTTCTGCTATAGATTGTTTAATTAAGTTTACTATCTCTTCTTTTTTAGTTCCAGCAATAGAAGATTTTTTTAATAAACTTTCTATTCTTATTAAACATTTATCTGCCATAACTACCTACCATTTCTACAATTAATAAAATCCGCTACTGCTTCATCTAATTCTTTTTTTTTTGTATTAAGTTCGTCTAATTCTTCTGTTGCAGTTTTTAACTCTGAATCTTGTTCTCCTCTTTGAAACTTAAAATTAGCATCTTTTTGATTATTTTTAATAGTTTCTAGTTGAGAGTTTAATGTTTCAATTTCAACATCAGTTTCTGCTTCATTCCTTCTAGCAACATTTTGTTCTGCAGTATTTAATTCTACCTCATCTGATTTTAATCTTGGTTGATTATTTCTTTCTACTGTTGGTATACTGTTTTCTGTAGTTCTTAATACTGGATCAGCATTTACAACTGGACCTACATCTACAGGTTCATCTAATAATAAATCTCCTAAAGATTTTTCTAATAATAATTTTCTAGTTCTTGGATCTGTTTTTTCTAATTTTAACATAAAGTCTGAAGTATCTCCATAATATTCTCTAAATAAAATTTGTTCGTTAGTTAGTTCTGGCTCTACTTCATCTGATTTTATTCCAGTTTCTTTTCTAACTTTATTTACTTTTTCTCTAAAGTTTTTATATTTAGCAACTGTTTTAATATCTCTTAATTTACCTACACCTACATGAAGTCCACCACCAAGTATTGATCCAAAAGCAATGTTAAGTATACTATCTGCTGCACCATAATCTGCTTGTACTCTTTTAGCAGCACTATAAACTATTGGCTCAACTAATGCTGCACCAACAGCACCTTCTACTACACCTCTTGAAAGTCTGGCAGTTCGTAAACTATATTTTGCAGCCATGGCAGCAAATCTTGCCTGTCCAAATACAGGTATAAAAGAAGCTCCAATATTAATAGGGTCAAGCATACTAACAGCTAAACCTGTACCAAATTTTGCAGCACCTACATAAAATCCAGAAGAAAAAGGATTCCAAGAACCTTCTGGTCCTCTTTGAATAATACTTTGTCTTTCTCTTTCAGCTTCTTTTTTTTCAACCATAATATCAACAACTGATTGAAACTCATCTTCTTTAAAATATAATCCTAAATTTTCATATTCTTTATTTAATTTTTGTCTATCAACACGAATATCACCACCTCTAATAGATTCGGTAGTAGCAGCATTAATAGACCTATGAGTTTTTGTTGCTTCTAAAGGATTGTATTCCCAGTTATCTGCAGCAATAGCACCTAAAGTTTGTCTTAAAGTTTTAGAATATCTATCGTAACCATTTTCTTGTGCTGTCTCGTCTATTTTTAATCCGAATCCTAATTGAGCCATTATTCTGTTAGTTTAAATTTATTTAAATAATTTGTTAAAGTTGTACCATTTGAATCTGCTTGATTATATTTGCCATCTGTTTTTAAAAATTTAGACATTCCACTTTTTCCACCTAAATGAGCTACAGCAACAAGACCATTTAAAGTAACTAAAACTCCATTAATTTCTGTACCTATATATTTATCTAAACCCTTGTTATTTACATAGCTAACTATATCATTAGTGTGCCAATCAAAAACTTCATCTTGTAATTCTTGACTTTCTAAAAATTCTTGTTTTGTAAAATTTTTTCCTGTTGCGTTTTTAAAATCAGTAAGTCTAGCATTACCAAATTGATATGCACCCATATAACCTTCTTGATTAACTACCATATAGTTTTCAGAACTTTCAGATTTTTTCATAGAAGTTTTAAAATTTTTATCAGCTGAAGCTAACATTATTCTTTCGTCTGTTGGTAATGCAGCTTGATCATCTTCTGTTTGAATAAAATCATTTAAATTCATATTCATTTTTATGTCAGTTCCCGGCAAGATGTAACTGTCATCATTAAAATCAAATTCTAAAAAATCACCATTAGCATTTTTAACAGGAGCAAATTCTCCATCAGCAAGTATAATACCAAATATTAAACCTTCACCATCAGAGGTATTTCTCCACTCACCATTTTCTTTTATATTAATATTAAATTCGCTTTGTATATCTACTGTAAGAGTATCGTCTTTCATTGATCCAAAAGCTACCGCACCCCATTGATCTAAATAATGATCTTTAATAATTTCTGTTTTAGCAACAACAGTATCAACATGACTATCTAATAATTTTTTACCATCCCATATTTTAGGAATGTAATATGTATCTTCTATTTGAAAATTTTCTTTAATAAGTGC